AATGATGCTTTTAACAACTGTATTTGTTGCTGAAGGTACAGTGTAAATTGTACTTTTACTATATGTTAAATTAGCAGATACTGATTTAGGTGTTTGTGCCATGATTTATCCTTTAACCCATGAAATACCAAAGAAGTGAATTATCAGCAATTGCCAATGTTTGGAATGTAGGAGCAGATGTTCCATTACTTACCAATACTTGACCTACTGTACCATTTGAAATAAACGATGTTGTCCCTGCGGCTGTCTGATAAGGTATTTGACTTGCAATACCTCCAGCCAAGTTTGTTGCAGTTCCAACTGTAATTGTTGATGGTGCTGTCCACAATGGTGCTGATGCAGTTCCTTGTGTAACTAAAATATTGCCTGATGTGCCATAAGATCCATTAAATGCAACAGCATTTGTTGGGCTTAAAGTAATTGTGTCTGCCGAATTGTTATTGGTTACCAATCGCAAATAATTATTGCCTTGAGTACCAACCACCAAATCACTACTAATTGAGTACAGATAAACTACATTTGGCTGTTGAAAGCTACCCACTCCACTATATGTGGAGGAGTTCATTCCAAAGTCACCATAGAATGTTGTTGCAGTACCTTGGTCATTTGAAACTACAAAGTCTACAGATGCAGAAGAACCACTATTAGTGTTCTGCATTATTTTTTGTGCATAACTATTAACAGATGTCTGATGCGATGCAAAAATGTTTACATCTGAATAGCTCAATGTTCCATAATTGAACGCACCTGTCGTTGCAGAAGTAGAGATTGAACTATTGGCTGTAATTGTTGAACCAGTTATACCGCCAGTGGCAGTTATTGTGGATCCAGCAGTGATTGTTGTTGTTGATGCTACTGTGTTTCCACTCAATGCAGACGTAGCAGTAACATTTGTTGTGGTAAATGTGTTTGTGCTTGAATTGAATGTTAAATTAGCATTGAATGCTGTTGTGCTTGTTGCGCTTTGAAATGGAATTTGATATTGAGCACCACCTGAAATGTTTGCAGTTGTTGTTGCCGCAGGAGCAGACACCCAAGCAAATGTAGTTCCATTCCAACCTAAAACGAATCCTGTCTGTGCCCCAGTGGGAGCAGTGATAAAAGATGTTGCACCTGAACCAGATTGATAAACAACTTGATTTGCCGTCCCGTTTGCAATATTTGTTGCACTTGTTGCAGTAGTCGCAGTTGATGCACTACCTGCGCTTGTGGCAAATCCTGCTGTGGCCGCTGTACCAACAGACAAGCTCGACTGACTTACATACTGAGGAGTAGAGCCATTAGAGATTAAAACCGTGTTTGCGGCACCTAAAGCCAAAGATGTAGGTGCAGTTCCAGTTGAATAAACAATCGAACCAGCGGTGCCAATTGATGCGTATGCAGGGCCAGTTCCATTTGAATACAACAAAGAGTTTGTTGAACCAAGTGCCAAATAAGCAGTTACGCCTGTGGCGCTTTGGTAGACGATGGTACCAGCAGAACCACCTGGTAAATTACCAGTTGCAACTGATGAATTTGCAATTGCTGTGACTGTACCACCAGTGGTCTTAAAATAAAGAACACCATCAGTAGTATTAAGTGCCAATTCGCCTAATGCCAAATTACCGGCAGAAGGAATACGCGTTGATACCGTACTGTAGTAAAGTTGAATTGGGGTATAACCTGATTGTGACATCTCAACCTCTATTCATTAACCAAGCCATTATATGGTATTCCTGGGCCGCCTTGTGTTAAATCTGCATCAGGCCTAGGAAATCTAATGGAAATCTTTTCAGGCTGCCTTGCTGGCAATCTATAAGGATCTCTCTCATCATTGCATCCAAAATTACAAACACGTAACCCTGGGATATTTCTGTCATTCCCTATATCATCATAAGCACGCTTCATCTTGCAGCGATCACAGATAGCAATAGATAGAACTGTATTGCCACGAGTGTCAAGCCATCTGCTCATCTTGTGTAGGGTGAAATGTTAGGGGCAAAATAAATCGGTGATTTATCTCGCTCTTCTTGCTCGGCTTGTAGCCAAGTCTCATTTGACTCGGCTTTCAAGAGCTGAATTCTTGTTGGGTCAACCGCAGGAAGTTCAAGTGACATCTCATATGCAAGTAGATTCTGAATGGCTAAATACCATCTTTGCGGAATTTCTAATTGCCCTTGCAATGATCCAACATCTTGGATGTATCTATGACACCATGCTACAATCTGTGGGCTATAAATTTGAGGCGCAGGCCACAAGTACATTGATGGCTGAGGGATTGTCCTGTCAAACCAGTATTGCAATGGGTAGTTGTTTGTAAAATTCTTATTTGGCAAGTTGACATAGTCATCTCTGTTCATTCTTGCCATCGGAATTTCTGTCAAGTTGGATCCGAACACAACTTGATATACTCCCATATTAATACCGGCTGTTTGAATGATTCTCCAATACTGCGTGGTTGCAGATGGGTCCAGATCATAATAAAGCCATGTGCCTGATACCCAATTAACGGCTCCAGGGCTATATGCTGTAGTCCACGTCGTGCCATTTGTTGAGTATTGTATCTGAATAGTCACAGAACCAGTTACAGCCGGTAAAATACCCACTGTACCAATATAGATCCCATTTCCTGTACCTAAATTGATGCCGATAGCACTAGTATTATTTGTACATTGACAAATATTAGTATATTGACCATCAAATGCATTAGCAGCATTACCTGTAGTGGCATAAGCACCTGTTGTGTTGGTTGTAAGTGTCCGATAGTTGGCATTTAGAACATCTACAACACCTGAATCAAGATAGTAAATGTAGTGATCAGGCACCATGCCTAAAACAAGCTTTTCAATACACCAATATTGAATTCCGCGGTTCGCTAGATGTGACAGAACATAGTACAGACTATCCTTAGAGGCAGCCACTTGTTCATCTGTCAACTCTTCAGCTAATTTACCGGCTCTACGTGCTCCGTGGTCAATTAGCTGTTGAACTGATATGACTGTCTGAGAAACAGTACCACTTGTAGACATTTACCATCCTTTGATGTCATATTTCTTGGCTTTTCCACCTGTTGCACAATGCCATCTTTTCAAAGATGCTGCTTTACGAGTGGGTCTACCTTTTTCATCTTTCATAGGTCCTGCCATGCCGCTCATTCTAGCACAAAAGCTATCATGACGTGAGCCTTTTTCTTGTGGGGCTTTAAGATGACTTCCAGTTTCTCTGTTGACTTTGTCACGACCTTTTTGTGTAAGACCTGCACCATGACTTGTAGGCAGTTTCTCACCACGTTTAATAGATAGTTTGACATTCGTCTTTATTGTCATTTACCATCCCTTAATGTCGTGTTTCTTTGCTTTACCGCCGTGTTTCTTACTTTGTGAATGCTTTAAGTCATAGTCTGTAGGGGCACCCTTGCTGCCAGGTTTACGCATATGCTCGCCTGACCCATGCTTGATTCGTTCTTGCTTAGCATGGATGTTATCCCATAGTCCGCCAGCTTTCTTGCCCACAGACCGCTTGGTAGCATATGCAATTGCAACGGCTTGCTTAACTGGTTTGCCGGCTTTAACTTCAGCGGACACATTTTTACTAAAAGCTTCTTTGGATTTACTTTTAATAAGTGGCATGATTATGTTCCTGTTCCAGTAACGTTATTATTGTTCTGAACTAGTTTACCTGTGATAATCAAGCCTGCAGCTATTGTTGTAGAAGTGCTAGTCACTAACTGCCATTGAATGTCAGTCTTTTCAGTGTAGATAAATGGATCGCTTGAACGATTTGCTGTGTAAATAGATACAAATGGCTGTTGTAAAACTTGAAGTTTTACGCCTGTATTGTTATTTATTGCCTGGACGGAATAAGTAACAATGTTTGCAGATGTGTAGCTATTAGAAGTGTTGACTTCAGCCAAGTCAAGATAAAACGAATATCCGGCAGGCACAGTAAAAATTGTGCTTTGTGTTTTGCTGATACCAGGATTGATTTGAGCAACAATGTTGGATGATTGTTTTAAAGTAATTGTCCCAACATTTGTTGTTTGTCCAGTACCTGGAGAAACCATTAGCAAACTGTTTACACGGAAATAACTGTTCACTGTTGTGACACCTGTAACACCATTCATTGCAAGTGTTTCAGAAATTTGGTTGTAATTAGCATCTAACCCACTAATCAAAATTTTAGCAGAAGTATCATCTGATGCTGACGAACTTGCTAATGTTAACGTTGATGCGCTAGTAATGTACGTGTATGTAGTAGCATTCTCCCATACAGGTATTTTTGTGTTACCGACAGCTGACTGATAGCCAAAAATACTTATTGTATTGTGACCA